TGGGCCGGTTTTTCCACTGTAGCGATGGCCCGCATGACCATTGAAGAGCGCGCGGCGCTGGCATGGGCCGCACTGCGTTCGCTGGACACGCCGGAACAGGTCGAACTGGTCGCAGAGTCCGTTCTCAAGTTTGCCGACTGTCCCCTGCCGACCTTCCTCAGCCCGATGGATGATGCGCGTTTGTGGGCGTCGTTCGCGTCACTGAAAGAGCGCAAGGCATACGCGCTGGCCGCTTATGAAGCCCTGCCGCCGCGCGAGCAAATGGCTTTCCGTAAACACATATCCGAAGTGGAGATTGCCGCATGAAGATGCTGACCCAACGCATTCCGTCTGGGGCTGCACTGCCCTTCGATCTGGAAAAACTGAAACTGCACATCCGCGCGCCCGATGATTCCGAGGATGGTGCGATCACAAACATCGGCCTGACGGCGGCGGCGGAACTGGAACAGTTTGCCCAGATCGCGCTGCTGACCCAGACCATCCGCGTCAGCATCTTTGATATGAGCAATGGCAGCGGCCTTGATCTACCCATTGGCCCGGTTGCGGGCGCTGATATTCCGTCCGTCACCGTCAACGGTTCGGCCTTCACCGACTTTAACTTTGTGGGCGGCAACCGTCCGCATATTCGCTGGCAGTCGTCTCACTTCACTCTCGCTCCCAGCCATATCGTGATCGAGTATCAGGCGGGCTTTGGAGCGGCGGCATCGCACATACCCGCTGACCTGTCTCAGGCCCTCATGGATCAGGCTGCACTGCACTATGACGGGCGGTCCCCGATGGACGCCAAGAGCCTCACCACATCGCCGCATATGGCCCGTGTGGGCGCGCGGTATCGCGGGGTGCAGGCATGACCGATCTGGAACTGGACAAAATCCTAACACTGCATTGGCCGCGCGTGATGCGCCGCGCCATGCGCGATGGCGATGAATGGGCGCAGGGCTTTGCCAAATCCATCGCCCGCCACGGCAAACGCCCGTCTTGGCGTCCATCCCTCAAGCAGGCGAGCATCATGCGCCGCATGATCAACGATCTGGCGACCGCGCCAGATGACGAACTTGAACTGATTGAGAGGTGAAAAAAGCAAAGCCCGCCGGTGCAACGGCGGGCCAATGCGGCAGGTGGCTTTCACGGGTTAGCCGGGCCTGACGCATCACAGTGCTACCGGGAAACGGGCCAAAGCACAAGGGCAGCTGTTCCGCGTCACGCGGTCTCTCCACGCCCGAAGGCCCCACTGCCACCCTCTAAGGCGGTGAACATGGGAGAGCGGACCAAGCCGAGGGAAAGGCAGGTCTGGCCTAATGCTGGGGCTCGTCCGAATTGGCAGAGCAACATGGCGGCGGTCAGGGCGGGAGACGGGTTTCATCCCCGTTGCAGTAACCCGCTTTCTGACCGTCAACCGGGGTCTGAACCGATTGGCAGGGGCAAAGAAGAGCAAGAGAGCAACGGTTGAACAATGAGATACGCGCGAGAGGAAGCGATGGCAGACGCAGCAACGAAAAAAAGAGAGTGGAGGAAAGCAGACGGAACGCTGTTGGAGTCCGACCGCGAAGCCGCGCGCGCTGATCTGTTCGACGGTATCAAAGCCGATCCCGAAACTGGTCCCAATGCCGCAACATCTGTCCCTGCGGGGAACCGTGGATGGGAGATTTCTCTTTTCGCGCAGGATGCTGAGGGAACGCCCGCCGAACGAGCTATGCAATTCATGCATGGACTTCGCATCCCGGAAGGCCCGAACGCCGGAAAGCCGGTTTCCCTTGCACCCTTTCAGAGCAAATTCATCACCGGGGCGATGGCAGACAACACCGCCAACGCAATCCTGAGCATCGGGAGGGGGAATGGTAAGTCTGCAATCACGGCTGGCCTTGCCCTCGGCGGTCTGATCGGCGTCTGGGATCGCCAGCCCCGCCGCGAAATCATCGCTGCTGCTCGGACGCGGGATCAGGGCCGGATCATCTGGGATTTTGTCGCTGGTTTCGCTGCAACCCTTCCCCTGGAACTGCAACGCCGCCTGATCTATCGCCGCGCCCCGCGCCTTGAAATCGAGTTTGAGGGCGATGGCGGCGGGCATGTGCTGCGCGTGATCGCAGCTGATGGCAAGTCCGCTCTTGGCGGCGCTCCGACAATGGCGATCTTGGACGAACGCGGTCACTGGGCGCTGGATCGAGGCGACGAACTGGAGCACGCCCTGTTGTCCGGTTTGGGCAAGCGTGATGGTCGCGCCTTCCTGATCAGCACATCTGCCAGCGACGACACTCACCCCTTTTCCCGGTGGATAGACGACCCTCTGCCCGGCACCTACGTTCAAGAGCATCGCCCTGCGCCGGGCTTGCCTGCCGATGATGCTGAAAGCCTGCTGATCGCCAACCCCGGCGCACCGCATGGAATCGGTGGATCGCTGGAATGGCTGGAAGCGCAGGCCAAACGGGCGATTGCGCGGGGCGGATCAAGCCTCACATCCTTCCGGCTCTACAACCGCAATGAGCGCGTTTCCGGTGAAGCCCGCGACATGCTGATCACGCTGGACGAATGGCTTAGCTGCGAAACCGATAGCCTGCCGCCGCGTGAGGGCGGTTACGTGATCGGGATCGACCTCGGCGGTTCTGCATCCATGACGGCGGCGGCGTTCTACTGGCCTGCGACTGGCCGTCTCGAATGCCTCGGGACGTTCCCTTCCATGCCAAACCTGCTGGACCGGGGCCAAACCGATGGCGTTGCTGGCCGCTATGTCGAGATGCAAGAGCGCGGCGAGCTAAGCGTTCTCGGAGACAAGACGGTTCCGGTTGCCCCGTGGCTGGTTGAAGTCATGCGCCATGTTGAGGATCAGCCGATCCTTGCCCTGACCATGGACCGCTACAAGCAAGCTGAATTGGGCGAAGCCATTGCCCGCGCCGGGATCCGCGCGCCGCTGGTCTGGCGTGGTCAAGGCTTCCGTGATGGTGGCGAAGATGCAGAGCGGTTCCGCCGCGCCGCCTTTGACGGTCAGGTGAAGGCCAAGCCGTCCCTGCTGTTGCGCTCTGCCTTCGCAGATACCGTCTGCCTGCGCGACCCGGCCAACAACATCAAAATCGCCAAGGCGCGCAGCACGGGCCGGATCGACGCCGCCGCCGCGTCGGTGCTGGCCGTCGCACAAGGCGCGCGCGTGGCGGCTCAACCCCTGACGAAAGCGAGGATGCAATGGTTTTGAACGCCGGAAGCCTCAGCCGCCGCATTCAAATTCGGCGCTACAACGAAACGGGCCGTGATGGGTTTGGCAATCCAGTGGGCGAATGGGAAGATTTTGGCCCTGTGATCTTCGCGCGGCGGCGGGACGTGTCAGATGCAGAGCGCCTCAGCGCCGGGGCTTGGGGTAACAAACTGGTGACGCGGTTCATTATCCGGGCGACCGCGTTCGGGCGCAGCATCGCCCGGTATGACCGCCTTGTGCATGAGGGCATCACCTACGGGATCGACGGCATCAAAGAGGTTCCAGACGACCGGGGCTTTCTCGAAATCACCGCGCAGACGAGTGAAGCGCCATGAGTGTTCGCAAAGAGCATCACCGGCATTCCCGGAAGGTCACTCGCACAAAACGCTGGAAAGCGTTGCGGGCTGAAATCCTCGAGCGCGATAGATACCGCTGCCAGTCCTGCGGCTGCGGCGGGCGCTTGGAAGTGGATCACATCAAGCCGGTCAGGACGCATCCTGAGTTGTCCTATGACCCGCGCAACCTTCAGGCGCTTTGCCCCGGTTGCCACACCCGAAAGACAAGGATCGAGTGCGGGCATCCCCCGCCCCGAGAGGACCGCCGAGATTGGCGGCAAGCAGTCGAGTCGCTTGCGCGGCCCGATACCACCCCTGTTGAGCAGAAAGGATAACCATGCTCGAATCAGTGAAGATCGCCCGGCGGCAAAGCGAAATCCGCCAGAACCTCGCCGAACTGGCGGGCAAGGAAACCCCGTCCGAAGACGAAGTGCGCAAGATGGATGAACTGGATCGGGAATACCGTTCCAACGAAACCCGTTACCGCGCCGCCCTGATCGCCGAGGATACCGAACGCCGCGATGCTGGCGACGAACTGGAAACCCGCACCGCGCAGGAATGGGCTGACCTCATGGCCGGTTTCGAGATGCGCCAGGTCGCGCTTGCCCTGGACGAAGGGCGTCAGCTTGACGGGCAGACGGCGGAAATCGTGACCGAACTGCGCAGCGCAGGCGGTTTCCGTGGCATTCCGGTTCCGTGGCAGGCGCTCGAAGTCCGGGCAGGTGAAACCGTCGCGGGCGGCACACCGAACCCGATCCAGACCCGCCCCATCATTGACCGGCTGTTCCCGGACAGTGTGGCGGCGCGCATGGGGGCACAGATGATCAGCATCGACGCGGGTGCGGTGGAATGGCCTGTCACAACCTCGGCCGTCACGGCGGGCTGGGCGGATGGCGAGACAGCCAACGTCGCAGGGCCAACCGTCTATGAAACCGCTGATCGCGCCATGTCGCCAGATCACAACCTTGGGATTCAGATGCGGATCACCCGAAAAGCGCTCAAGCAATCCGGGGCTGCGCTGGAACAGGCGGTGCGGCGTGACATGAGCGGCGCAATGGGCGCGGCGATGGATCAGGCTGCATTCCTCGGCACCGGGGCCAATGGTCAGCCCCTTGGCGTGATCACCGGGGCAGCGACCTATGGCATCACGTCAACGGCGGTGGATGCGCTGGCAAGCTGGGGCGCGTTCCGCTCTGCCGTCACCCGGTTCATGACCGCCAATGCCGCCGGTTCCCCGGATGCAGTCCGGGCGCTGATCCGGCCCGAACTTTGGGATTATCTGGATGGTATCTACATCGCCGGAACGGCAGTGACGGAATGGGACCGCCTGACGAAGAACATCCCGGCGGGCAACATCGCTATGACGAACAACGCGCTTGCCGCGCCGTCTGGGACGCCCTCTGCAACCTCTTCGCTGCTGACCACCTCGGCGGGCGGTGTCGCGCCCATCTTTGTCGGTGCATGGGGCGCGGTAGACATGATCCGCGACCCCTATAGCGATGCACAATCCGGCGGTCTGCGCATCACGGCACTGGCAACCATGGATGTGACCGTTGCGCGCCCGGCTCAGCTTGAACTGCTGACCGGCCTCGAACTGGCGGCTGCATAATGCTCTGGGGCGCTCACACTGGCAGCCTAGAGCTGCGCACCGAGGGCGGGGAAACCCGCCTTCGGGCATCCTTCCCATATGGTCGGGAAACCGTGCTGGCCGAAGCCATTGGCGCAGGGCGTGAGCGTCGTGAGATGATCGCAGCCCGTGCCTTTGCGGATCGGCTGGAACGCGGCGAGGACGTGCATTTTCTGTCCGGCCATGACTTCAACAAGCCGCTGGCGTCACGTTCCGCCGGCACTCTGACCCTGACCGAAAATGACGACGCGCTGACCATAGAGGCGACAATCAGTGCTGACATGGGGCAGGTCAGCTATGTGCGGGACTTCCTGACCGCCAACGCCGCTGGCCTTGTGCGCGGTCTGTCACCCGGCTTTCGCGTCCGCCCCGGCGGCGAGACGGTAGAGGAACGCGGCAATGCGATCCTGCGCACCATCAAGGCGGCGGACCTGATCGAAATCAGCGCGGTCACGAAACCCGCCTATCCCCAAGCACAGATCGAAGCCCGGAACTGGCAACCCATTGGTGAGGTGGCAAAGCGTCTGGCGCACCGCCCCGCCGCGATCCGGTGGAGGTGACAATGCTTGGATGGCTCAAAAACAAGTTGCGCCCGATCGAAACCCGGTCCAGCGGCTCAGGATACACCGCGCAAGTCATGGCGGCGCGCGATAGCTATATCAGCGGGCGGCGCGGCGTGGCCGAACTGACGGCAACGGTGCAAAGCTGCGTCAGCCTATGGGAAGGCGGCTTTGCCATGGCGGATGTGATCGGCACCGAACTGCTGACAAGGGCCAACATGGCGATGATCGCCCGCGTCGTCGCGCTCAATGGCGAGGCGGTCTATCTGATCACCGATCTGGG